GATCGCCGTCGCGAGCGTGTCCGTCGGGGGCGTGCCCGTGATCCCGTTGTCGCCCAGCCAGCGGAAGTGCAGGACCTCACTCTGCTGGAGCGGCATCCACTTCCCCCGCTCGTCGAACCATTCGTAGGCGAGCGAGTAGTCGGCGAGCTGCTTCGTTCGCATCCGCCGCGGGTGGAGCGGGATCAGGTGGGTCATCGCCCCGCGGTTGCCGGCCACGACCCGGGCGAAGCCTCCGCCATGGAGGGCCGTCCAGAATCCCTGGAGGGTCCAGAAGTCGAACGGTGACTGCCACGGGTTCGGTCGGACCCGTAGGGCGTGGACGGCCTGCCGGTAGACGCTCGCGGCCGGATCGCCGAAGCCCTGGACCGCGTCGAGCGTTTTGCCAGCCAGCCGCACCTTCAGCCGGGGCGACATGCACCCGATCGACTGGGCGATGAACCGGCAGACGCTGAAGACGCTCGACACCCTGACGGCGAGCTCGGGGTGGACCCGCCGCTGCGAGACGGAGCCCCACGCGAGCGGGTCAAGGAGCGTGCTGTCCGCGATCGTGGCGCGCGTGGATGCCCGCGGCGACCTCCGCGAGGCGGGCCGCTTCATCGTCGGATTCGGCGGCGACCGCCTGGAGGCCGGGGGCTTGGCGCGTGGCATGGCGGCCATCGTTCCAAACCGCCACCGATTGGCCCTATAGCCGCGTCACCAGAGGGGCTGCAGGAGGGGGCCGTCGGACGGACGCTCCGACAGTTCGGCGTCTTTCTCCATGGCGGCCGCGAACGCGTTGACCGCCGCCACCATGCCGTCGATTTTCTCGGGCGACTTCTCCTTGTCGGGCTTGATCATCCCCGTCGAGTCCTCGAACCACACGAGGTTGTTCGCGTTGAACAGCAGGATCGGGGATTCGTAGCCGAACTTCCCCTCGACTACCTCGCCCTCGAGCATCTTCGACGGGGCGTTCATGACGGTCGTGCTGGGCCGGACAGCCTTCACGTCGATCGACTCCTCCTCGAGCATCGACGCGATCGGGCCGATCTGCCACGGGTCGGCACACACGAGGGCGATCTTGTTCTGGCGGTCGAACTCCGCGATGTCGCGGCCGACGATCTTGTGGTTGAGCCGCGCCCCCGGCGTGACCGTCAGCCAGCCCTCGCGAGCCCATGTCGAGTAGGGGATGTTGTCCTTCGTCTCTCGCTCGCGGACGGTCTCCTCGGGGACCCAGTACCGCATGATGGCGTAGTAGGACCCGTCGGCCAGCTTGAACAGGAAACACGCCGCCGTCATGTCGATGTTGCTGGCGACGTCGATCCCGCAAACGCACGTCAGCCCTGTCAGGTTAGGCCGCGGCTTGCGGCAGTTCGCGAAGTGCTCACCCGGGAAGGCCCGGTTGTCGGGGGCGGTCCACACGTTCAAGGAGTACCGCAGCCACTTCGAGAACTTTCGCGGGTGAGTTAGGGCGTCCTCGTAGTCGCTGCGGAACTCGTCCTCCGTGAAAGCCTCGCCGAGGCCAGGGTTCGCCTTCGCCCACGTGGCCGGGTCGTGCGGATCGTCGGCCTCTGGGTCGGCCGCGAAGATCACGCCCAGGAGGCTGGGGTTCACGCTCGGGTCCTTCAGGACCAGCTCGGTCGCCTCCCACCACTCCCACCCGATGCCGTTGCGGTTGTCGCCAGCCGTCGAGATCGAGCCGATGATGGCGTTGGGGATGCCGCGGGTGGCGTACATGATCGTGTCGACCAGGTCCGGCTTCTTGAAGCTGTGGATCTCGTCGAGTAGCACCAGGCCGTTGATGCCTTCGGAAACCTTCGCGTCGGCGGACAGGCAGCGGATTTCTTTCCCGTTCCGCTTGTTGCGGATCAGGTACTTGTGGTCGACGACGTCGAACACCGGCTCCAGGATCGGCGAAGCCTGGATCGAGTCGCGCACCATTCGCCACATCGTCCGGGCCTGGTCCTTCACGTTGGCCGCGAGGAAGACGTCCATACCCGCGACGACGTTCGCGTATTGCACGATCTGGGAGCAGCTCGTCGTCTTCCTGTTCTTCTTGGGCACGAAGACGGAGAACCGGCGGAACCGGAGCCGGCCGTTCGGCCGTCGCCACCCGAAGAGCGGGAAGAGCACGCGGTCACGGAACCACGGGATAGGCGAGACCCGGACGATCTCGCCGCCTTCCGCACGGTGGCGACAGCACTCCTCGATGAACTGCCGCGGCTTGTCAGCCTCGTCGGCGTTCCATTCGAACCCTGGCACGTACTCGGGCCTGGACGCCGGATCGACGAACAGGGAGTCTGGCGGAGGGCCGCACGGCTCAGGAATACTTCGCGAGCGGGTCTTCCTCCTCCGCATTGTCTTCCTCGATTGGCAGGCGAGCCACGGCCGCGGCCGTCAGGCCGAAGTCGCGAGCCAGGGAGACGAACTCCGTCCGGGCAGCCCGGAGCATGGTATGCGCCGGATGCTTCACGATGTCGCCCTTCGTGTTGACGATCGTGTCGCCGTCCGTCGCGATGCGTAGGTCGAGCCGCTCGATCTCGGCGTGTAGCCGGCACATGAGGGCGAAGGTTTCCGCCTGGTCGGCAGTGAGCCGTCCGTCCTCAATGAGCGTCGGCGACAGCCGCTTCCAGAGGGCCGCGGCTGGCTTGTTCTTTGCCAGGCCGTGAGGCATCCGCACCGGATCGTCGGACCCGCGGCGGGGGGCTGTCATGGTGTTCCGGCCGTCGGCGGTCCGGGCACTCTTCGGGTCAGGATGCGGTCCCTTGGCTCCCATGCCTCACCTAAAAAAGGTCCAAACCCGACAGAAACTCACGCAGAGGCAGCGTGGGGCTCTGGGCGAAAAGGCCCATTTTTGGCGCGATCCACCCCGGTCGACGCGGTTTTTGCCGTCTTTCGCATCACAACACGCCCCGCCTCCGCTGCTCCGCCCGCGTCTTCCGCCCGTGGCACGACTCGCACAGCACCTGGAGGTTGCCCTCGTCATCGGTCCCGCCCTCCTCGAGCGGCAGGATGTGATCGACATGGGCCGCCGGCCCGTATGCGACACGCGAGCACGACCGGCATCGGTACGCGTCGCGGATGAGGATCGCCTTCCGTCTCGCTCGCCAGTCCTTCGACGTGTAGTGTGCCCGTTCCTTCGTAGGCTGGGCCTTCAAATGAACAGGCGGCCTCCATCGCTCGATGCGTGCTGGCATCACTTCACCTGCACAGCCCCCGCCACCCACCTCGGCGTATACGGGCACAGCACGCACCGCCGTCCGCAGCAGCGGCCGTAGGCCAGGAGCACGGCGGCAGGGGTGGGGGGCGTCATGGGATGGTGGGCTCGGGAGGGAGCAGGGCCACGGCCTCGGCCCAGGGGATCACCTCGACGCTCGCCAGGAGCGTGGCCTGGTCGGCCGCTGCCCACATCGCATGGAGCAGCCCGCCGGGCATGACCTCGGTGAGAACGTCGGCCGACAGCATGAGCCGGCCATCGGTCAGCGTTCGCGGCATCGGAACGCAATTCGTGTTGCCATGCTCAGCGTGCAGTTCCGCGAGCCGCGCGGCGAGTTGCGGCGAGAACACAAGCGCCAGCGCCTTCGCGTCGGCGTAGGAGATCGGGAGCGTGAGGTCGGAGAGGGTCATGTTCTCCCCAGTGCTTGCCGAAATGCAGCGATAGCGGCGTAGTAGCCTGAAGCCTGTGCAGCGGTCATGCTCGCGCCCATGCTGTATGAACTGATAATGTGCCGAAAACTTGCTGCCGTAAATTCCTGATTGACAAACCCAAACACGGCGAAGAAAGAGTTCGGGTTGATCATGCGAGTTGAGTTCACTGTAGATGCACTGGAGACGGCAAGTCCACCGTCCCTGTAGTTCACAAGAGAAGTTGTGGAGGTCCGCGCAGCGATAACGTGGCATCGCTGGCCGATGGCCTGATTGACGCGATTTACTTCAATGATGCCGCCGACGATTGTGCTTTCGTTGTAGCCGGAAGATGTAGGCGCGGCAGCCTGTAGCCGCATTTGGTTTAATTGCGGACTCAGCGGCACCTCAGAGTCAAACAGCCCCCCCAACATCCACTGCCCGCCGCCGCTGATCGTTGAGCCGGGAATAGTTTTGTAATCGGCGGACAGGTGGGCGTTTGTGTAACTAGGCAGATTGACGGCTAGCAGCCCAGTGTTAAGGTATTTTGTCGCCACCTGAGAGCCATCCGTTGTGGCTTGGAGGCCGTTGCTTTCGCTATAGTCCCCGCTGACGAAATTGACGTTCGTATCGGTGGCGTTTCCAAACTGCGTCCCGCTCAGCGATGGACCGCGATAGAGCGGCACAAGGCACGCCGTCAGGCCGGTGCCGCAGAACAGATTGAGCCGGTAGAAGCGGTCGCGGATCGCCGCCCGGTCGATGGCGTCGCAGAACGTCGACACGGCCCGGAGCGTGGCCCGCGAAACCGAGCCGCCGTTCGCCGCCACGCGCCGCGCCCAATCGAGCGCGTCGTGATGGACGCGGGGCCGTGCCGACGCGATGAGGCGCAGGCTCACAGAATCCTCCACCGCGAGATCGCGCTGGAGTAAGTGAGCGTCACGGAGCCGCCGTCAGCCAGGAGAATAACGTCCGCGTTCGTGACCGAGCGGAACCGATTCGCCGCCGTGCTCGATGCCGACTCGTGCTTGAGCGTGATCGCCGCCCCGCCGCTGGCGTTGGTGTTGATGAGCAATCTCATCGCCCCATCCACCGTCCCGGCCGCGAGCCCGGTGAGGTCGATGGCGGTCGAACTCGAAAGCCGCAGGATGTCGCACACCCCTGGGGCGTAGTCGTTTTGGCTCGCCGACAGGCTGGACGGCGTGACGATCACTGGGTTGATCGCGTCGGCACCGCCGGTCTGGTGGGTGCTGGCGTGGGTGGTCGGCGTCCTCGCGTCCGACAGCCGCGAGTCGTTCCCCGCCGCGACCGTCCCGGCCGTCGTGCCGACGTTGAGCGTGGCGGCCCCGCCGAGGCCCGTGATCGTCGTGTGGGCCTGCGTCCCGGTATGCGTGGCCCTGTCCCGCAGTTGGGCGTCGGTGGCGTTGGCCGTGGCGCCGCTCGCGATGCCGTCCAGTTTCGTCTTCGCGGACGATGCCGCCCACCACGCCGCCACCGCCTGGAACACCCGCAGCGGGCTGAACGCGAGCCGGCTGGTCGATGTGCCGGCCTCGGCCTCGGCCTGGGTGACGGTCGCGGCAGACCACTCGCGGGCGTCGGAGAGGCGGGCGTCGGTCGTGCTGGCCTTCCCGTCGAGGGCGGCCTGGGTGGCCGTGCTGACCGGCTTCGCCGCGTCGGCCGTGTTGTCGACGCTCCCCAGGCCCACCATGGCCTTCGTGATGCCGCCCACCGTTCCCGTGAACGTCGGCGACGCCAGGGGGGCCTTGGCCGCGAGGGCGTTCGTGACGGTCGATGCGAAGTTCGCATCGTCCCCGAGGGCCGCGGCCAGCTCGTTGAGCGTGTCGAGCGTGCCCGGGGCCGCATCCACAACCGCCGCAACGGCAGCCGTGACGTCCGCCGGCGTGGCCTTGGAGTCGAGGGCCGCCTGGAGGCCGGTGACGTCGCCGATCGGGTGCTGGTGGGCCGCGCCGGAGAGGTAGGGCAGGGCGGTCCACGCCGCGACGCCGTCGCCGACCTTGCTCCGGCCGGTGTCGGTCTCCAGGCCGGTGACGCCGTACCCGAGGACCGGGTTCGCGGTCGCGAAGCCGGCGGCGGTGTTGCGAACGTGGTCGAACGTGACGCGGGTGTTGAACGTGGTCATGCGGCCACCTGCTGGGTGATGTCGAGGACGAGCGGCGAGACGGTGCCGCCGGAGATCGCGACCGTGGACAGCCCCGACGGGCCGGCCGGGCCTTGCGGCCCCTGCGGGCCGACGCCGCCGGTGACGGTGGCGGCGACGTCGAGCGGCTGGATCACCACCTCGACGGCCGCGGGCGGCCCGACGTTCACCTGGATGTCGCTCACCGGAGCACCTCGCACGTGCCGCCGAGGACGTCGCGGACGCCGCCGGGGGCCGTCCACCGGACCCGCAGGCCGAGCGTGCCGATCGGGAGCAGCTCGCCCGTTGCCTTGGGCACGGCCAGGCTCACCTTCCCGAGGGCGGCGTCGACGGTCGTGACGGTGGGCGTGGCGAGGATCTCGCCG